CAATTTTGTCAGCATTTTTCTTAATAATAAAAGATAAATCATGAAATTGCTTGAATGATAGCTTTGTCTTGTTGAAATTTATCGTGAGACCTGTGTAATTAAAAGCCTTGATAGATGTGTCAAGTTGGTTTAAGGAATTGTCATCTATTTTTTGCCCCCTGAAATCAAATTGATCTGTTTGTTTTGTCTTTGGTACTTTCTGTCCTTTGTCTTTCCTCATATTCCTATAGCTCCTAATATTTTGATATGTTTATGGATCAATAATAACCTATGGTTTAATCTAAACACATCCTACATTCTATTTCAACTATATTTTTCAACCCCCTGTTGCTACCAATGACATAGGGTTAAATTACAGAAACGGGGCAAAAGCGAACTGGAAGCATAAATTTAATAAGAGCACGCGCGCGCGTGGATTTTTTGTACCCCCCTCAAAGGCTTATAGAATAAGACTTACAAAAAAAACTTTGCGCACGCCAGCACTGGTATGAAAAGTTGGGTATCTTGACAAGAATAGGCCAAATCTGACATGGTGGGTTACCAAAAAATAGCCAAGCCATGGATTTAGAATCATTTTTCGCTCTATGGGTCTTGCAAATAAAGGGCTAGACACCTATGCCGAGAAAATCCGTACCTTCCTGCAACCACCCCCCTAGCAAGGCAATTTGTAAAAAGCTTGTAGATCTGTTGATTCCAAGGTTTTTAGCAGTTTGCATATTTTAATTTGTTGTGTTGAAACTAGTGTCAAAACTAACATTGGGTTAAATTGGGTGTCTTGACCGGGTTCAGTGGAAGAACACCCAAAAGTGTCGTTTTATTTTTAACAAACTCTTATGAGATAAGGCTTTTCAGGGCTTTTGTAATTTATATAAATTTTAATTCTAAGCGTAAATCCTAGATTTTTCCGAAAATCTAATAGCAAAAATAAAAAGCAAAATAATTTAATTTTTTTTCCTCTGCCTATTGTTTTGTAGTGCAGCATGTGGTACAATTCAATTAACAGATTAATCCTTGCGAAGCAATTATGACTATTAATATTAAATCTTAAACCGTAATTTCATGACTTTAGCCCCAATGGTGGCAAAAGGCTTAAAAATTCCATATCCAGTTTTTTTAGAGGAAGCTTACAAAAAGCAGTTATTGCATTTTGTGGCTCAATTAGAGCGCCTTACCACCGATTTTTTAACAAAATCACAATTTCAGTTGTCGTATCATGACGCTATTCGCAATGATGATATCGTCGACGATCTAGAGCGTTATGTGCAAGCTATTCATGCTGCTATCTCGATTGAGACGGCGAAAATAATCCCAACATTAACGCAGCATTTTAAGGCAGTGAAACAATTCACGCAGCGCAGTTTTGCAAACTCCCTGTCAGCACTTGGCGCAAGGCCAAGTACGGAGCTTATTGATTTGAGAGTTGCAATTCCCACTACAGATATTGAGTTGTTAAAAAAAATGTGGATTCGGAAGAATACGCAGCTAATTACCAGCATATCAGAGGAGAGTTTAGCCAAAGTTCGGGATTTGGTCTATGAATCAATACGCAGTGGTGAGTCATTGCCGAGTCTAGCTTTAAAGTTAAACAAGATTTTTGAGTTAACCAAGAAACGGGCTAAGATCATTGCTAGAGATCAGATTGGCAAACTGAAAAGTGACTTAAGCAGGCATAACGACCTAACCCATGGCTTTACCTTGTACGAATGGTCGACTTGCAAAGATGATGCGGTCAGAAGCTCCCACAGAGTATTGCAAGGCAAGATTTGTTCGTGGATTGACCCAACAATATACAAAAACAAAATTACAGATAAGTGGAAAAAGCGCAAGTCTATAGGCGGAACTCTGCAACATGTGGGCGCAGATATTTTGTGTCGTTGCACCAATTTCATGCTACGTGAGAGGTCAGCAAATGCAGGTTAACGCTAATTGCGAAACGAGTGTTAGCACTAGTGCTAATATGATTCGGTTTGACTCAATACCACTGCCGAAAATGACCCGAACCAAAGAGGGTTATTTGAGAGGACAAGCGGTTGTTAGCCGTGCTGGTGTATTCCAGTATATGAATATGGACGGTACAATTAGAGGTGAACTAAGGCATCCAGACGAGATTTTCCAAAAGTCTAGTCTAGATACGTTAAAAATGATTCCAATTACTAACGATCATCCGCCAGAATTTCTTAATGCCAGCAATATAGCACAATACCAAGTAGGTTATACTGGCGAAACCTATGACGTTGTTAACGATCAAATCATCCTAACCATGACTATTACCCATCAGGATGTAATAGATGCCATAGAAGGCGGAAAAATGGAATTATCCATGGGATATTTGGTTAATGTGAAACTAGAAAACGGAGAATATAACGGCGAACATTACGATGCCAAGCAATTATCGCCAATATACAACCATTTGGCAATTGTGTTATCGGGACGGGCTGGAAGTGTGGCAAGACTAAGGCTAGACAATGCTCGCCAGATGGTTCAATTACCAAGTAACGACACTAACGATACTACTAACTTAATCAATTTTAATCAACAAAAGGTCAAAATGACAAATACAATTAAAGAAACAAATCGCATTGATGCATTAAATATAGAGAATCATCAATTAACCGAGAAATTAAAGAGCCTACAAACAAAGCTTGATTCAGCAGAAGAAGCGGCGAAGGCAATTAAGCAAGAACTAACGACAGCGCAAAAAGAGCTAGAGGCGGAAAAAGAATTGAAAGCTGATTCAATCATTGAAAAAAAGGTGATGGATAGAGTGGATTTAATAACTAAGGTTGGGCCATTTATCGGCAATCAAATGGAGGGGATTTTGCAAAAGAATGATCGTGAAATCATGGAGCTGGCAATTAACTCCCTCCGCACGGATGCTATGGATTTTGCGGGTGAATCAGATGATTACTTGCGTGGTGCTTTTGAAGCGGCCATTGCCTTAAGCCCAAGACAACAAAACATGGACAAGGACGGCAAAGTAGCTGCCGTAATGCGGCAAATGCGCACAAACAATGATGGTAGTAATAGTTTAGGTGATACGGGTAAAATCCCGAGCCTCTTAATTACCGCAGGACTTAGAGAAAAAATAACCAATTCAAAACAGAGGTAACTAATATGCAAACTGATTTTAAAACCTATTCAACAGCAATGTTGATTGGTCAAATAGCTGATAGCTCACTAAATCAAATAGATAGCTACGCAGCGGAGGCAACTATTCTATTTGGTACGGCAGTAAAACGAGGCACGAAAAAAGACAAGCAAGTATTGCCCAATGACGGCATCACTGAATTTTTGGGTATAGCTCTTAGGGATGATATTTGTAGAAGTGCTTTTTATCCTAAGGGGTCTATGGTTTCAGTTATGACTAAAGGACGGGTGGTTGTTAGAACCACTGAAGCGGTTGTTGCAGGCGAGGCGGCCTATGTTCACGCCGACGGAACTTTTAACAAGACGGCTGAAAATGGATTAGAGATAGGTATCTTTGCCAGTACACAAGCCACAGAAAACGAACTCGTAATTTTGGAGATAAAATAAATATGACACAATTAACTAACTCGGTAATTCGCACTGATAGTGCAAGAAATGGCAGCATAATGGGTGATTATAGAGTTGATCACAACGATGTATTGTTTTTTGCTAATGAACTAACACATTACGACCCACGAGAATTTGACACTATCAAGAATGGTTTATCATTTTTGGATATATTTTACTGCAATAGCTCTATCGATGCTGGTCAAGAAGTTTATGCATGGGAAATTTTTGACGGTAGCGGCCAATCAAAAGCAATTGCTAAGAATGCAAAGGATATTCCAATTGTTGGCGCAACAGGCAAACAATTCACATCTAAGTTCATGAATATCGGTATTGCAATTGAATATACTGCGCAAGATTTGCTTGCTTCGGCAATAGCTAAAAAGGACATCACTACAAGACTTAGAAAGCAGGCAATGAGATCTAATTTTGAAATGATGAATAATATTTGTTTTACTGGTAATTCAGAGCTAGCTATCAATGGGTTGTTTTCAGATCAAAATATTACCAATAAAAAAGAAGTAGCTAAGGCAAAAGGTCAAACTACTTGGAAGGATAAAACTAATGACGAAGTTTTTAAAGATTTAATCAATGGTTACAACGATTGTTTAGACGCTACTAATAGCAATATTCCACCTGATACATTACTAGTGTCGTCATCTGCTTACAACGAGATGGCAACAAGGATTTTTAATAATTTCAATGGCACTACTATCTTAAAACAAATAGAGAGTATGACTAATGTTAAGGTCAGAAGAACGCCAGAACTTAACAAAGCCTTTACAGGTGACACAGATGGATTCGTCTATTTTCAAAATAATGATAGTTATGTTGAACAATTAGTACCAACATTTTTTGAAGTAACAGAGCCGCATAGACATTACAATACTTACAATGTTGGCTGTTTTTCAAGATATGGCGGTTTGGTGATTCGTCAACCGAAAATGTTTGTAATGAGGCATGGCATCTAATGGATTTGCTTGCAACGTTTCGAGTACTTATTCCAGAATTTAAATCTTTGTCTGATGAGGTAGTCAAGCAATGGTTAGAGTTAATGGACTGCGAAGTTACTAAGAGCGGCTTCAAGCCAGAGATTAGAGCGCAAATAATTGTTTATTTGGTGGCTGATCGTATGGTCAATGCCTTTCGGCAAAATGGGGCAAGCGGTGAGATTGTTGGTGTATCAGAAGGAGGTTTATCCATTACTTACGCAAATTCTGGTGCGACGGGCTACCGCAAAACCTATGAAAGATTGGTCAAAGCCCATACGATAACACCGCTTACAAGAGTGTGCTGATGGCCCAGGTAAAAGATATTGATAGAGGTATGAATGGTATTACTAAGCTAGTGGCGAAGCTACGGGATACGGCTTTGGATGTCGGAGTATTTTCAGATGCAATTAACACCGAGACTACAAGCTATGTTGCCGAGTATGCAATTGTTAATGAGTATGGCAGCGGACATATCCCAGAAAGATCATTCATGCGTCGAGCTGTCGATGAAAAGGGCGAGGAATGGAATAAAAATATGGCCGATATGTTCATGCATTTGGCGGAAAAAGGCGGCAATGTCGATAAAGAATTATACAAAATCGGGGCGCAAGCTCGTGATGATATTGTTGACAAAATTTGCAGTAATATTAACCCGCCTAATGCTACTGCCACAATCGCAAAGAAAGGTCCGCTTAAGAATCGGACGCTGATAGATGACGGCTTTTTAAGAAGGAGTATAGAAGCAAGAATTAGCAAGAAATAGTCAAGCAATTGAAAAAGAAGTGAAAAATAAAATATGTTTAATGCCTTTGGAATTTTTAGGAGAGAATTAGAGGTTATTCGCAAAAAGAAAGGTCGTTACAAGTCGTGTCAGTGGCGCCAGGGCAAGGAATCAAGATTCAAGATTACCGCCAGTGTGCAAGGAACTAATGCGGAAATTCTGCAAACAATGCCAGAAGGTGCGAGAGTCAACGCCACATATACACTAAGGACTAGTACAAAATTAATGACGAGCAAGGAAGGCGGCGATGTGCCAGATATGGTTTTAATAGATGGCAATAAATTCTTGGTAGTGCGAGTAACACCTTATCAAAATTTGCTGCCGACAAAGCATTATCAGGTTGTAGTAACACAGGATATTAAACATGAGGATTAAAAAAATATATAGACAGTTGCAAAAATTTGTAATGGCAGCAACTGGTTTAGAGGATGCAAAAGTCATTCCTTTAAACATGATGAGCGCAGCGAGGCCAAAGAAACCTTATGTTACCATTGATGCTAGTGCGTTTAAAAATACCGCTACGCCGATTAACAAGGTTTTAAGTGCGGATGGCCAGCTCAAAACAACTATTTCTATGGTGTTTAATGCTAGCTTTCAAGCATTTTCAGACGTGGATTTTGAAGCCGTGGAGTTGTTGAGTGATTTGTACGCAAGGTTTTCGACGGAATTACCAGATCAGATTTTCAAGGGCAAAATGGCGAAGAGGCGTACTTTGAAACATGTCACATCTATACCTATGATTTTGAATCAGCAGATAGAGGGGAGGGCAATCTTAGAAGTTGAGATGGGATATTTAAAATCCGTCTTGGAGCAAGTAGGCGTAATCGAAGCAGTAGCTATTGAGAGATTGGCCTGAACATTAATTAATAATTAAAAACGAGAAAAAATAACATGAGTATATTGGATAGCATAGTTAATGTGAAAATCGTCAAGCCATCAGGTGTATTAACAGGGGCTGACTTTGGCACATTATTAATAATTGGCGATAGCATTGGCAAAACCAGAGTTAAGCGCTATAGCGACATTTACGAGGTCGTCAAAGATTACAAGGAAGATACACTAGAATTTAAGGCGGCATGCCTTGCATTTAGTCAAAGCACAAAAATAGATACTATATTGATTGGTCAAGTGTTCAAAGATGAGAGCTATACAGATGCGCTGAAACTCATTATTGCGGAAAACAACAATTTCTATGCAGTGATGATTACCAGCAAAAAAGCTGAAGATCAAATCGCCATTGCTGACCTGATCGAAACAGATCGTAAAATATTTGGTATTTCAAGCAATGATGCAAAAATACTAGATAGTGAGGATACCGACAATATTTTGCACAAGCTGCATGCCACTAACAAAAAACGTACATTTGTGATCTACAATTCCGCCGCTGATGATGGCGTTTATCCAGAAGCTGCGTGGCTTGGTTTGATGCTAACCAAACCTGCAGGTAGCGCAACTTGGGGATACAAGGAACTAAGCGGCTTAAAAGCTGATAATATTTCAAGCAATTATGCAGAAATAATTGCACTTAAGTGCGGTAACTATTTTTGTGATTTTGCAGGTCGTAAGATTATGTTGACTGGTCAAATGGTAAACGGCGAATGGATAGATATGGTTCGAGGCCTTGACTGGTTAGATAATCATTTAAAAATCACAGTCGGTAACGCCTTGATTAGTAGCGAAAAAATAGCCTTTACCAATCAAGGCGCAGCTGTCATTGAATCTGCAATTTATTTCGCACTAAAGGTAGCTGCAAATATGGGCATTATTGATGAACAAACTATTGAAGTTTCCGTGCCAGATGTGCGCAAACTATCCGAATCAGACAAGGTAAAACGTATCTTGCCCAATGTCACCTTTAAAGCGGTAATTGTTGGAGCGATACATAGCGTTAAAATTCAAGGTTCACTGGTAAATTAAAAATAAATTAAGTTAAATTAAGTTAAAAAAAATTAAAATAAATTAAATTAAAATAGAGGAAATTATGAGGCCAAAAAGTTGGGATGCGAATCAGTTAAGCGTAGTATTTGGCGTTTCGCCGATATTTGGTTTTGCACCAGACACAGCACTAACCATTGAAGTAGGAGACGTAACATACAAAAATACACGTGACCTGCACGGCAAGATTACGAGAAGCAGAATTAACGATAATTCAGCAAAAATAAAGCTGACCTTAATGCAATCATCAAGTTCTAATGACGTGCTTAGCACTTTTCAAGTGCTAGACAAGCAAAGTGATGCAGGTATTTTTCCGATCTACATCAAGGATGCAAATAGCACAACTTTGTTTCGTAGTGATGAAGGCTATGTGATAGGGACGCCAGAAACCAGCATGGGCGAAGAGCAGAAAACTATAACCTGGGAGATCTTGGCGACAAGCTACACTTATTTTATTGGCAGTTAACTAACCCACTTAATCAACAAACCATAGGAGGAAAAATTATGACTATTCAAACAAACCAATTAAAAGAAACAACAATCAACAACCATATGTACAATCATCAACTTGGTAATTAATTATGGAAAAAATCTTGAACGGCAATCAATTAAGCGTAGTATTTGGTGTTTCGCCGATATTTGGTTTTGTTGATGGTACTTCGCTATTAATAACAACACCACCAAACTATAATTATGACCGTGACTTATACGGCAATATTACGAGAAGCAGGATTAACGATAATTCAGCAGAAATAATTTTGACTTTAACAAAAGCTTCAAGTGCTAATGCATTGCTTAGTAATTTTGTCGAGCTAGACAATCAAAGTGATGCGGGCACTTTCCCGATTTTTATCAAAGACATATATGGTAACAATATTTTCACTAGTAAAAGTGCCTCTATCATGTCCAGTAATGAGCATTGGCAAGATAAGCATAGAAAGTGGATAATTATAGCTACTAACAATATTTACAATTAATCAACAATAATAAGAGAAAAAATTATGTCTATCCAAACAAACCAATTAAAAGAAACAACAATCAACAACCATGTATATAAAGGCCAATATATCCCTGCTTCAAAAGCGATATTAATCGCCTATCAATTAGTTTCATTAGGCGGCAATGGTGATATTAAGAACTTGTTATCCTCTGGTGATGACAATTTAATATTGCAAATTCTGTCTTGCACCACAAGAGACGATGAAGCTGTGACTAAGGCGAATTTTGATAAAATTTTCACAGGTAATTTGAACGAATTACTGCTGCTATTGCAATTTGTGATTGCTGAGAATTTTGGCGATTTTTTGCAGAAAAGCGGCACTGGACTCCTAAAGGCAAGGACTCAACAAGAGCCGCAAGAGATATCAGAAGCTTAGGCGTCCCAAGCGATGAATTGGCGCAAGAATTGATTCTACTGCGCCTTCTTGAGGCCAGAATGGTGACGCATGAGGATTTGAGAACAAGACTATCTTTAAATGACGTAATGAAGATTACCGGATTTTTGGACATGAAGGCTGATTATCAAGCTCAAGCCAATACCAACAAAGAACAAGAGGAGTAACAAAATGATCGCACGTGAATTACTAGTCAAATTAGGATTTGTGATTGATGAAAAAAAATTAATTAACTTCAATGGCAATATCAATGCTTTGAAGGCTAATATGAATAGCATCAAAAGTAAGTTTGCTCTGAATATTGACCAATCTGGCTTAAATGGTTTTAACCAAAAAATAGAGCAGGTCAAAAGCAAAATTGATACATTAAAATCAGGTGCTTTTCTGAATCTTGATCAAGCACAGCTCCAGAATTTCACGAAGAATGTCCAGAAGATTAAATCTAAGCTGGGTGGCATGGGCGAGAAGATTAACCTTAATTTCGATCAAACGCAGCTTCAAAATGTTGCCAAAACTGCCGAGCGTGTCAAAAGCAAAATTGATGAAGTCAAATCAGGTTTTGCGATCAATGTCGATGACAAGGAATTAAACCTTGTTACCATGAAGCTCAAACAAGTGAATGACGAAATGCGGCAACTTGAACGCAAGATGGTGCAATTCAAGAATCCTGTTGCTGCTCCCAAGGCTTACCAAAAAGAATTGGAAACATTAAAAGCATCAGGCAGTAGTGATTATGAGCTTATAACGAAGCTTAACGAAGAAGAAAACATAGCTCTTGAAAAACAATTTAAACAGAACAAACAAAAATATGCGCAATTAAAACTTGAGCAAAAACAACTCTTGGCAACGAAGCAAACCTTGCGAGAAGCATCAAGAGAAAGTAAACGTTTTGGCAATGAGGCTGCCAATAGTTTTAAAAAGGCAGCAACGGCGGCCAGCCAAGCTAATTTAACATTTTCACGGTATTTCACTCGCTTTGCTTTAATTGGTAGTGGTAGTTTCTTGCTAGCACTGCGTAACACTTTAAAGGACACAAAAGATTTTCAAAGCCATAGAGGCAAAGACTCCAGTAATATATTCTCTCTGCAGCAGCTGCAAAGCGTTGCTCAATTTAATATTGCTGTCCGGCAAACCAAGAGACTAATCGGGGATTTGCGCAATGGTTTTATCATTGGTTTATTGCCTGCATTTAAAGAGCATTTAACAACTCTTAATCATTGGCTGATTGCCAATAAGCAATTGATACAAATGAAATTACACGGATTTGTTGAAACGCTAGCATCAGTCTTTAAAAATTTAACTTGGGCTATATCTGGCGTGTTTTCGGTATTCAATCCATTAGTTAATTTGATAGGCGGCTGGGGCACTGTACTGACTGGTTTTATTGGCGTTGGCATTTTGTCTTGGCTCGTGCGGCTTGGTGCATTTTTAAGAACTGGTGCTGCCGCTATTATCTTTTTTAGTGGCGCTGTTCGGACTCTCACCGTTGCTTTAATGACTAATCCTTTGTGCATTGCCTTAGCGGCAATTGCTGCCGCTGTGGTCTTGATAGCGGATGAATTTATCGTCACTGCTAGAGGTGGTGACAGTTTAATCAATCGCTTTACAGGCTTAAAAACAGTGGTTAATAATTTTGTAGATGTCATAAAAGTTGCGTGGGAATGGTTGGTGAAGTTAAACCAAGCGGTATACGATTTTACGTTTGGCGGTGGAGCTGGAAATATGTTTAATGGCATGGTAGAGGATGCAAAGGAGACGGCCACAAAAATATCTGATATTTTTGGAAACATGATTCCTACATTTGGTAAAAACTCTGCAAATGGAATGCCAAATCTTGGGCAAAATGGCAAATATCAGCTCACACCAGATATAGTTAATAGAAACTTAAATCTTTATCACCAACCACTTGGCAAACTCAATCCCGCTAACGTTTACAACACAACCAAAAAGACTATACAGAGTCCTGTTACTAACGTCCATTTCAATATCTCTACGCCAACTGGCGGACTAAGTAGCGACAATCAAAATATGATCAAGTTGATGACAAAACAAATTGAGAGTGCTCTAGATTTGCGAGATGCGAAACTTCTTGCAGCAATAGGAGGTTAACTTACCATGGCATCAATTATGAGTTCCATTTTTCGTAACATGGCATTAGCTAGAGGCGCAAAGAATTTATTCTGCGAGCCTGTAAAAACCAAAATTGCCGATGTTGTTCTCGATGCACATTTAAGCGAAGTTATCAGCTACGGCGCAACAATTACAGAACATCCAGTTGAAACGATGGCATCTATTAGCGACCATATATTCAAACAACCTTTAAAGCTCAAGATTGAAGGATATATTACCGATAGTCCGATCAAAATCATGGGTATCTTTGAAACGCCTTTGCAAAAAAATTCCTTAGATTCGATGAAGCGCAATATTAAAGCGGCATTACCGTTTTTCGAAAGCGACAAGCCAAGCAAACAGGCTTATTTGATGCTTAAAAATTTGTACCATGATCGCAGTTTGATTACTGTTGTTAGCAAGCTGGAAGTATTTCGCAATATGGCAATTACTAATCTGACCTTCACTAACAACAATGAGACAATTGGCAAGTTAGAGTTCGTGGCTGAATTAGTGCAAGTGGTGCATGCTAAGGTCGTCACTAAAACGATCACTACCAGCAATCAGAAGCTACAAAGATTAACTGCCACTCCAGTCGACAAAGGACATGTCCCATTGGCGCAATCAGTACAATCAACTGACAAGTCATTTTTTGCTAGTGGCGCAGATGGGACTGCGAAGGGCGTAGATTGGGTAGTTGATGGTGCTCGTAAGGCATGTAATTATCTTTTTGGTAACAAATAATGACAAAGGAATTGCAATATATTAATTGGTTTGATAATCCGAATTGGTCAGCTGATGTGATTCTTGGAAAAAATCAAGAGCGTTATCGCTTTACAGCCGATTGGAATAATCGCAATGATAGCTGGATGATTACTATAGCATCCATGAGTAATATTATTTTGGAAGGGATTCAGCTGGTACTTGGCGTTGATTTACTAGCATATTGTCACAGCGAGTTCAAACCGCAATGTATTTTGTATGCAGCCACACCCAATATTAATATTGAAAGAATCAGTTTTGCAAACATGGTGAGCGCTGACGTTAAATTATACCATATCACCGATGAGGATTTAAACTAATGGCACATTATTTTGATCGTCTATGCCGAGTTATCATTGAGGGCAGAAAAGAAATTGATATTACTCAAAACAAGATATCATTTGAGGTCACCAAATCCAGCAATTGCAAAGAAAATGTGGCCCGAATAAAAATATGGAACTTAAGCGGCCAGACGAGAAAATTCATTACCGCCTCTGATAGCTTAGTTCGCTTGCTAGCAGGATATGCGAGCAATAAAGGTCTGATAGAGGTCGCTCAAGGGGATATTACTAATGTTTGTCATCATATTACCACTACTGATACGGTAACAGAGATTTACCTCTCTGATGGCGGCAAGAAATTAATGCAAAAAGTAATTACCATGTCTTTTAAAGGCGAAGTTAGTTTGGCGAGCATTTTGTCCAAATTAACGGAGCAATCTGGATTTGTATTCCGCCTAGCTGGCGTTAATGCAAATGCTGTTGTTGCTGGTGGTTATGCTGCGTTTGGCGATATTGATTTGGTACTGGGTGACCTGGCTTTAGTTTTTGCCTTTAGTTGGTCTGTGCAAGCAGGTATGGTTTTGCTACGTGGCAATGAGCGTTTGAATGATCAAGAAGTGATGGTATTAACCGCTGAAACTGGCTTGATCTTAAATCCCGAAGCAGTCAAGCAACTATCAAAAAAGCTTAATGAGGCAGACAAGCCCGTGCCGCTTAATGTCTATGCACTGCAAGCTTTGTTACAGCCGCATTTGCAAATTAATGATTTAATAGCCATTAAGAGCCTAGATTTAAACGGCAATTTCCGCATTAACAAAATCTCGCATACTGGGGATACTCGTGGCAATGATTGGTATAGCAATATTGAGGTGATAGCAGCATGAAGCCTGAATTTGTCCAGTTAATGACTCGAAAAATATCTAGCGGCATCAAAGTTGCAATGCCTGCAACTATTGAAGAATATGACTTTGCGACGCAAAAAGCGAGCGTAAAAATTGATATGCAGGAAGCAATTGGCGAGGATGGTGTGATAGATTATCCTGTTTTGACTAATGTACCCATCATATTCCCAAAATCTGGCGGCGCATCATTGACTATGCCAGTGAAGCGAGGTGATCATTGCTTAATATTGTTTCTTGATCGAGATATTACAGCTTGGTTACTGGGCGCTAAAAGCAAGAAGCCGCCAAGCCAAAGAAGACATAATTTGAATGATGCGGTCGCATTAATGGGCTTGAGTCCATTTTCAGCCAAAAGTATGGCAAAAAATAATACAGATCTATTACTGACATATCACGGTTCAAGCATTAGCTTAAAGCCCAATGGTCAGATTGATATTGATTGCGCTAAGATATTAAATATTAAAAGTCAAGACATAAATATAAATTGTGCCAAGGCAACCATTAAGGCCAGTGATGATATAACAATAGAAGCAGCAAAAGCACTAAATATTAAAGCTAAAAATATAGTAATTAACTGCACTAAAGCAACTATTAAGGCCAGTGATGATATCAATACTGAAACACCGAATTTTACGCAAAAAGGCAAAATGATTATCGACGGTGACATTGAAGTTAAGGGAAAATCGCTACTCAAAGGCAATACTAATATTGAGGCCAACATCGAAGTTAAGGGCAGCAGTGCTTTAAAAGGTAACGCTACGTGCGATGGTACTATTACTGGCGCTTCTGTTAAAACTAGTTCAGGTATTGATCTAGCAGGTCACAAACATAGCTATCAGGAGGCACAAAGCGGCAGCAATCCAACTATTGTTACGCCGTCAATTACGGGCGGGGCGAGTTAGATGTTAGAGCAAGATTTATTACTTAATTTTTCAGGTGATTTAGCAATTGAAAATGGTGATTTGCAGTTGACCGCAAACAAGCAAACACTTGAGCAGCGCATAAAGCGAGCATTGCTTACTTTCAAAGGTGAATGGTTTTTAAATGAAGAGATCGGTATTCCTTATTTTCAGGACATTCTTGGGCACAAAAATTCTATAGCGACATTAAAAGATATTTTCATCAATGAGATTCAGAAGATTGAAGGAGTCAAAGAATTGCAAGATTTAAAAATCAAATTAGACAACCAAGAGCGAGGCTTAGAGATTAACTTCACTATCCTTGACGATTTGAACAATATTTTAACAATGGAGGTCGCTAATGGCTAAAATGCCTTTATATAAGGGTTTTCGAAGAAAGAATTTTCATGAAATCAAAACGGGCATTGAACAATCTTTGATTGCCTCTTTAGGTTCGATCAATTTAATGCCACCTTCTATATTTGCAAGCCTTGTTGCCATATTTGCCGAGCGTGAAGCGCTTATCTGGCAACAAGTAGAGGCGGTATATAATGCCTCATATCCAGATACGGCAGAAGGTTATAGCCTAGACGGTGTGTGCGCACTAACAGGCATCATTCGGGCGGTAGATACATATTCACAAGGCTATTGTCAATTAACAGCTCTGAACTACACCAAGATTCCCAAAAACAGTTTAATCAATGTCAAGCATAGCAATAATTCCTTTGCCATTACTGAAGATATCATTGTCACTAATGAAAAATGCTGCCGCATTACTATAGAAATCAGCGATAGTTTTAAAAGTGAATATGAATTAACAATTAATCAACAGAGCGTAAAATACTCTCGGCTTAAAGACGATGAACCAGCTGCTATTGCTACTGCTCTTGCGACCGTCATTAATGATATGAACAATACAAATGATACAAACAATACAAAGAATATGACTATTGGCATATCCGCAATCGCTGTGAATAATAGTTTATCTTTAAGTTCAATAAATCATTTTGATGAATTTTCTTGTTTCGTCGCAGATGGCTTGAAAATTCTCGACTGCACTAACAATGCGCCCGTTATTGCCACAAAAACAGGCGCTATTATTGCTCCTACCTGCTCACTAACAGAAATACATACTCCTGTTGCTGGCTGGATATCGGTAAGTAATGCAAGTGCTGTCAAGATTGGCAATAATCTTGAATCTGATCGAGATTTAAGGGCTAGGCGCAATGCCTCTATTAAGCTCGGCGGTAGTGGAACTTTCGAGTCAATCAGAGCGAATTTACTTAATTTGGACGGCGTAACTGCTGCCCGTATTACCGAAAATAATAGCGACCGAGTAGATCAGCACGGTTTGCCGCCCCATAGTTTTGAAGTTTTAATCACTGGCGGTGATGATTTTAACATTGCGAAATTAATCTGGCAAAAAAAGCCTGCAGGCATTAAAACACACGGGCGTCTTGGTGTTGTTATTATCGATAGCACTGGCACGGAGCAAGTAATTAACTTTTCAAGACCGAGCAAGGTTTTTGTACACGCCCAAATTACTCTGACTACAACACCGCATTTCAATCAGGAATGTTTGCCTGAAATGAAAAACAGATTAGCCGAGCAAATTAATAAGCTTGGTGCTTCAAACAATGTCATCTTGAAAGCCTTGTTTGTATCCATTTTTAGAGAGCATGGCATTGCTGGCGCAGTAATCAAGCTTGGGGGCACGTCAAAAGAGTCCTTAAAACCAAATTTGAGCGAACAAGATATTAAGATAAAAGCCTCGGAGGTGGCTTTTACCGATGCTTCAAAGATTGAAATAATAACCAAAGATTTTTAAACATGATTGCAGAGCTTACCAAAATCGATAACCATAGCACTATTGCAAGATCTCATTTGCTGACTCAAGATAGTAACAGAGATAATTTAGGCGGCTTGCTAAACGCAATCATCCAGCCGTTGCAGGATATTGAAAACAGCTTATTTGAATTATACAAAAATCGTTCCTTAAACTACGCCGCAGGCTTTTACTTGGATGGAATTGGTGCTATAATAGGGGAGGCAAGAAACTATCGTAATGACGATGATTATCGCTTTGCGATTTTGATTAGAATCATTATTAATAATGGCGGTGGTACGGCCGCTGAAATACTGATAATCCTAGCTAGTATATATCCTAATAGCAATATTCAATACACCGAGTGCGCCAGTACTTTGTTTCAAATTCAAATCAAGCAAGAAGCAAGGCCAAGCGGTATTAATCAACTCCTTAGCAAATTAAAACCTATCGGGGTCAGTGTGCCGATTGTGGCGCATTTGGGCATTGCAAATAATTTTCAATTTGCTGAAAGCACTAAGGAAGAAGGTACATTAATGCTTGCAACAAAGGATGTAAGCCAAGCGGCAAACATCAACACGGGTGATAAATTCAATATCACTTTTGGCACTTTTGCGACCCCATCAAACGCCGTTGCTTTTGCTGAAATCATAGTAAATAGAAGCAATTTAAATTTACAGGATGGCAAAGAATATCTACTTAACAAGAAGCAAACACTACAACTATTAAAGAGCTATCAAGATTATACAATTCAAGGAG